GTGGCGTACCCCCGGATAACCCCCCCCCCGCCCCCGCTCCGGTCAAGGCGTCCGCCCCGGTGGTGGGTCACCGGCAGCTCACCCCGATGGAGGTACGAGCCGGCCTTGACCCCGAAGCGATGGACTCCGACTTCCAGACCACCCTCCAGCTCGTCCTGTCCTCGTGGCCGCAGGTGTACCGGGGCCAGCGGGACGCCATCGTGGAGGAGGTTGCCGCTGCGGTGGACGCCGGCAACCTGGACCGGCTCACCGACATCTCGGTGGACGTGACCGCTGGAGCTGACCTGCTGGAGCAGGCGATGCAGCTCCTCGCTAACTCCGCTGCCTCCCAGATGATCCGCGAGGCCGCTCACCAGGGCGTGACGATCGACAACTCGAAGGTCACCCTGCCGGATAAGGCAATGGCTAAGGTGGCCGCTGCCCGCGCCCAGCAGGCCACCCAGTGGGTTACCCTCGCGGCCAGTCGGCGAGCGCTCCAGGTGGTTAAGGCGAGCGCGGGGACGGACGTGGCGGACGAGGTGGGTACCACCCTCGACGGCCTGAGCCAGAAGTCGGCCGCGGAGCAGATCAGGGCGGCGCTGATGGCGGCGCAGAACATGGGCCGGCTGGCTGCGGTGGATGCCGCTCCAGCGGACAGGCAGGCGTCAGCTCAGTGGGTGAGCGTCGAGCTGCTGGACGAGAACACCTGCGAGGCGTGCGCGGCTATCGACGGCTCCGTGTTCGACACCGCCCAGGACGCTGAGGACAACTATCCAGGTGGCGGCTACTATGACTGCGCCGGATATGAGCGGTGCCGTGGGACTGTGATGGTGGTGTGGTGAGCGAGCCTCAGGCTGTGACCGTCGCTCCCCTGGTGACCCTCCCTGACGTGGACATTATGGCGGCGGGAGAGTGGAACCTCTCCACTGGTGAGGTCACATTCACGAAGGACATGCTCGCGGCTGCGGTGGGTGCGGCAGCGTGCCCAGCGGTGGGGTGGCCGGTCATCAAGATCGGGCACACAGACCAGCGGTTCACCCCGCTGGACGGCGACGGCACCCCGGCTCTCGGGCGGGTCAGGAATCTGCGGCTCGCGTCCTCGGGGAACAAGATCGTCGGGGACCTCGCGGGGATGCCAGGATGGCTGGGGTCGATAGCTCCCTCAGCTTTCCCGCAGCGCTCGGTTGAGGGATGCTTCGACTTCCAGTGCCAGATCGGGCATGTACACCCGTTCGTCCTCACCGGCCTGGCGCTCCTCGGCGCTACCGGCCCTGGGGTGGGCGTGCTCAATGACCTGGCTGACATCGCCAGAATGTACGGGGTGTCGATGGAAGAAGCCGACACACTCGCGGGAAGACCTCGCAGCCCGGCGTCCCCCCCGGAGCCGACGTGGAACCTGGACCTCAAGGGAGGGCTCATGCCTAAGGGAACGAGGGTGGAGGCCGCTGCCGTCACCGTGGACGACGTGACGAAGGCGTATTACGGGCAGCCGGGCCTGCCTTACTCGCGGTGGATCTGCGAGGTGCAGATGTCCCCGCTCCAGCTCATCGTCTGCGACGACGCCGACGACAACACGTACCGGGTGCCGGTGAAGATCAGCGGCCAGACGATCACCTTCTCCGACCCGGTGGAGGTGGAGGTCGAGTACACCGACGTTGCCGCCATGAAGGCCATCGCGGCGTCCCGCTACCCGGACCCGCGCCCGCCTGTCGCGGCGGGTGAGGGCGACAACCCTGCTGGTGGGCCGTATGATCCTCCCGACGCCACTCCCCCAGAAGCTGGGGTTCCCGAGGCTGGCGTCAAGGCGGCGGCGGACCATCCGTACTCCGGTACCCACACGCATGAGCACGCGGCGGGCGGGTCCCAGGGCGGGGACGAGATGCATTCTCACTCCCACTCGCACGACGGCGACGGCAGCCACGATCACAGCCACGCGAGCGCGGCGGCTGGACAGGAAGGAGCCACTGAGGTGGACCTGACGGACGAGCACAAGGCCGCCCTGCGCGCAAGCCTGGGACTGGCTGACGACGCGGAAATCACCCCGGAGGTCATCATCGCGGGAGCGAAGGCGCTCGCGGCGAAGTCCACCCCGGAGCCGGCCGCCGACGCGCCGGCCAATGAGAAGGTCGCGGCTGCGGCAGCCCGCCTCCCCGCTGGGGTGATCGCGGTGGACCAGGGCGAGTGGGAAGGTCTCAAGGCGGCAGCCGCCAAGGGCCAGAGCGCTCACGACCGGATGCAGCGCAACGAACGAGACGGCGCGATCGACGGCGCGATTCGCGCTGGCAAGTTCGCGCCGGCCCGCCGTGGTGTGTATGAGCGGCTGTGGGACGCGGACCCGAAGGGCACCGCGGACCTCCTCGCGTCGCTGGCCAAGGGCGCGGTGCCGCTGGAGGACATCGGCTCGGCGGGCGGGTCGCTGGACGACCTGGAGGAGAACGGCGAGTTCGCGGAGCTGTTCGCTCCGGGGACGTACCGGTAACCCCCGATGGCCGACTACACCCCGGTCTACATGTATGGCCGGGCTCTCACCCTCACACTCAGCGTCGCGTGCGTGGGCGGGGACCTGCTGGAGGTCTCCGGTAACGGCACGGTGAGGCCGTGGGTGCCTAACGCCACTCCCTCAACCAAGGTCGTCGGTGTCGCTTCCCAGGACGCTGCGGTCTCTACGAGAGTGACGGTCTGGGGGTTCGGCCCGGTCCACGAGTCCATCGCTGACGGGACGGTCACCGCTGGTGACCAGATCACCGCAGCAGCGGCAGCCGGGCGGCAGGTGAAGACCGCAGCAGCGGTCACCACCCCGACGCCGGCTGATGTCACAACCACGCGGGCCATCCTCGGGGTTGCCCTCACCACCGCAGCGGACGGCATCAAGGTCCGCTGGATGCAGAGTTTCGGAGGATGAGCAATGGGTGACTACACCCCGGTCAACAACGTGGACTCGATCACGATGACCGCATCGGCCACGATCACGGGCGGGCAGGTGCTCGTCGTCTCCGGTGTGGGCACCGTGGCTCCGTCCGCTGGTACCACGGCGAAGGCGGTGGGGGTGGCGCTGCATGACGCTCCCTCCGGTGGGCGGGTCACGTTCGCAGTCCTGCCGGGTGCCGTGCATGAGGTGGTGGTCCAGGGCGCGACGACCGTGACCCAGGGTAACGCCGTCCAGCCCGACGCAGCGGGCACGGTCTCCTCGGGGACCCTGGCAACCATCGCGGCAGCGGGCACCCTCCTGGGTATCGCGGTCAACACGGCCACCGGCCCGGCAAAGGTCCGTTTCATCGGGCAGTAGAGCCCGCAGAGAAACCCGCGAGGGTGAGTTAGGAGAAAGAAGATGCCCGGTTCTTACCCGGCAGCGCCCCCCACCCTTTCGGGTGACATCGAGACGATCAGCCGGTTCCTCCAGAGCCCCACCCAGATCAGGCGGCGGCTGCGGTCGTACATCGACCTGCGGTTCGTCGCGGACCAGATCCTCACCCAGCGGTTCCGTACGCAGGGCGGCGCAGCGCTGTACGAGCTGAGCGAGCCGTTCGTGACGGACCGTCCGGTGGAGGCGGTGGGCCCTGGAGCTGAGTACCCGTTCGCCAACATGCCGACCGGCACGGCGGGTATCGCGGCGGTGTCCAAGTGGGGCCAGAAGGTCCCGGTCACCGACGAGGAGATTGCCCGGAACGTGTACGCCGGGCAGACCATCGACCGGGCGCTCCGCAAGGTGGTCAACTCGATCATCGGGCAGGTGGACGGCATCACCATGTCGGCCATCGCGTCCGCGGTGACCACCACCATCGCGGCGACAACGGTGTGGAGTACGCCGGCGACGGCGCGCATCCTGTTCGACATCCTCAAGGCGAAGGCCACGGTCTACGGCAAGAACCTGGGGTACAAGCCGGACACCCTGCTGGTGGACGACATCCACTACGCCTACCTGATGTCCGACACGGCGGTGACCAACGCCCTGCGGCGTGAGGACTCCAATAACCCGGTCTACACCGGCCAGATCGAGGTCATCGCTGGCCTGACGATTATCGTGTCTCCCTCCACCGTGGCGGCGAACCCGTACGTGCTGGACTCCACCCAGCTCGGCGGGATGGCCGACGAGATGGACGCGGCTCCGGGGTACGCGATGGACCAGCTCGCGGTCCAGGTGAAGTCGCTGCGGATCGACAGCAACGACAAGTGGGACCTCCAGGGCCGCCGTAAGACGGTCCCCATCGTCCAGGAGCCCGGGTCGGCCTGCGAAATCACGGGCGCCTGAGCGCAGGAGCGAAAGGAAGGGATCGGGCTGATGGCAGGTAAGCGGCCGGACTACACCGTCACCGGGAAGTACGTGACGGCGAAGACGATGACCACGGATGGTTGGCGGGTGGTCGGGCTCCACGAGGGAGCGCAGCTCCCCCCGGACGTCCCGGAGGAGGATGTGGCGCATCTCCTCCGTAAGGGCCTCGTCGCGGAGGTGGGGAACGAGCCGGTGCCGCCGGCGGACATGGACGCCCACGCCCGCGCTGAGTACGCGGACGCGGTGGTCCTCGCTGCGGAGACGGAGCTGGAGAAGGCGAAGGACCGGCTCAAGGAAGCGAAGGCGGCTCAGGATTCCGCT